AATTTCTCCAATCCTTTGGGTTTCTTAATTGCTTTTTCAGCCTTTTTGGCGGCTCTGGCATCTTCATAGTTNCCAATAAATTCGGAAATGTTATCATATAATTCAAATTGGCTAGAAGTGCCATCTTCATGTTCCAACATTTCAAACTCATCCAAAATACCAGCCATTTCTGTGGATTTATATTTCACATACAACTGTTTCTTTTCTTTTTGAATCCTACGAAGAAAAGCGTAGTAAATGATTTGTGTGAAATAGGCAAATGGATTGCTTGATTTGGTTTCATCAAAGTTGGCAAAGTACATTAAACAATTTTCAATACCATCCGATATCATTTCATCACGGTAGGAATAATTGATGAAATTTGGTTTGTGTGATAAACCCTCGGCAATCTTCATAAAGCATTCACCGATGTAGTTTGGTATTGCTGGTGCTTCAGTATTGTTCTTTTTTGCCTCTTTGGCCTTGGTCTTGTATTCAGTTAAGGCCTTAAGGAAATCAGCGTTGTTGATGTAATGTCTTTGTTTGCTCATAATATATACCACAGAAAGTTGTTGACAAAAGGCTTGACATCGAGTATAGTCCTCGGTGTAGACTCTTCAGATTAATGAATTAATTCACCTTTAGATATTTCCATATCTTCTAGCTTGTTTATCCAATCATTCATTGTAGGTTCAGATGAATCCAAATCTTCCAATTTTCTCAAATTTAATTTGGCTTCAATAGCTTCTTCTATTTCTTTAGATTCATTCAAAAAATATTCTTTAAAGTTTTCATCAGGTTCTAAAACGGCTATAACATCTTTTGATTTAATCATCGCTTCATTCATTTTCATCACTTGCATTGGTAACCAATTTTGTAACATCAAAACAAATTGTTTACCTGTATCTTTGAGTAAGAATACCATAGGGTTTTTTAGGTAATATGTACCATCCGATTCAATTAACCCACATACGATGTCTTCGCCTGAAGTTAATCTTACAATCTTTATGTCTTTACTTTCCATTTTTAAGTCCTATCTTGTAAATTTTAAAAGAGAACTGCTCTCCTTTATATATCTTCACTCTTTCCACGAAATGCCGTAATGTAAAATTCATATGTTTTTTGTATGTGAGGTCGTCTGAAACATCATAGAGTGTTGCTTTACTCTTTCCTGTAGAGTTTCTAAGTGCTCTGCCAATACTCTGTAGGTTTCTAACTCGGCTCTTACTAGGGCTGGCAAATATAACATTGTGTAAATTCCTAATATTAATGCCTGTAGAAAAAGTGCCATAAGAAGCCACGATAATAGCGTCATTCTCCGTCTCCATGATTGACCTTACATTTTCTCTTTCCTCAGTTGTTGTTCCACCATGTACAAAGAAAACTTTTCTGTTGCCAAGTTTCTCTGTTTCTAGTATCATATTATACAGGAGTTGGCCATGTTTTTCAACCATTTGATACAAAATAAGTGTATTTTCTTTCAAGCTTACCGCAAGATTCTTAATGAATTTGTTACGCTCCTCATTCATAATTAAATAACCGAGTTCTTCCTGATATGTATATTCTTTCATTGCCTTACATATCTCATCTGGATGTTTTAATACCAAACATTTGATTTCAAAATCTGAAACTTGTTTGTTATCCATCAGCTCTTTGGTGGTAATAACCTTCTTGACTTGGCCAAATAGTCCTTCTAGTACCAGTTTGTGTGTCTTGGAACCATCTAAGGTGCCTGTAAGACCAATACGATACTTAGTCTTGTTACATGATGTAAGTATCTTGGTTAACGATTGTGACTTAAAGAGGTGTGCCTCGTCACCAATAATGTAATCAAACTGTTCAAAATATTCTTTAGGCAGTTGATAGAGTGATTGCCATGTGGAAATAGTTAATGGCAAATCTGTTTCTTTGGGCTTGCCTTGGTAGATTCTGTGTGTATAATGGCCGGTGTCCCAACCATAATCACTAAAGTCTTTAAACAACTGCTCTACCAAAGAAGTTGTAGGAACAATAATTAGTCCTTTAAGGCCTTGATAGTCTAGAAACTGTCTTACCAAAAGATATATGATAAGAGATTTACCTGAGGCCGTTGGCGATAATAATAAAGCTCTACGTCTTTGCATTCCATGTACAAACGCATCTATTTGATAATCTCTAACTTCAAACGGAATGTTTAAACTTGATATAAACTTTTCAGCATGATACACAGAAAAATCATCTTCAATATCAGGCCTTGTATCATCATACTCTATCGTATAAGAACGTTCTTTACAGAATTCTTCTACGTAAGGAAGAAGTCCAAAGTATATGGTTTGGTTTAACAAGATGAACAAACGTATCTTACCATCCCAAATTTTATTCCTGTATGCTGGAACATATTGGTAACCCGGAACAAAAAACGTAAAGTATTCTGATAACTCTCTAGCAATGTGTTTCTCACACATTATCTTAACATACACTTCGTCTTTTTTGGATATTGTTAGGTCAAATTCCGGCAACAAACTTCTCCCAGCTAATATAGTCCCGAATTTGCCAAGTTCTTTGTTTAATCTCGGCCATAATAGATTCAATAACTGATACCACTTCTTCGTGATATATCTTTTTTTCTAATAACTTAATTAAATCGTTATCAGCCTCTAAGTATGTATTGATGTCTGATTTGAGTGTGAATTGGAATGGTTCCCATCCGTATTGTTCCAATTCCTCTTGTGACATTTTACCTGTATAATATTCCCATTTAGTCTTACGCATACGTAGGTAATCAAAATGTGCCTTCTTGGCAGCCATCTTGTGTTTAGTAAGAATTGTTAGGTACTTGCCGTGTAGAATCGGTATATTGATAAGTGCTAAACCAGCTTCAGTCTGGTCTATAACAGCATCTTTTTCCCATAATTTTAAAATATTGTCAAGTGTTTCCATAGTATAAAGTGGCAATCAAAATAACATAATAACACAAATCAATTAAACTGGCAAGTAGTTATATGATTCGTACCTAAAAGTAGATTTACAAGTAATGATGTTGTCTGCGGATTCTTTAACGTCAAAATTTAAATCTGATATAGTTAAAGGATAAACATTCCTAAATTGAATTCTTACAATAGGATTATTCAAAGCACTTAATATAGTTAATGTGGCATCCGATACATGTTTGTTTTTTTGTATTTCTGAGTAATTGCCTGGTTTATCAAAACCATCAGGATCAGCAATAGCCACAAACCAATCAAACATGTTTTTCCATGATGTTAGTTCCTCATCAACAACAAAATCAATATCAAACGGATCATATTTTAATTTGGTTCCTGGATAGTATATGTCAAGGAAAGGTGTAGAACGTACAACTTCATCCAATTCAACGCCTGGAACATTAACTGTTTGACAAAAATATTCTATTGCTGGTAAACGATTAAAAACCAACAAGAATTTTGTGGGTTGTAATAGATTGGTATTCTGTGGATTTCTGTTTAGTACAGTCATCAAAATCTCCTTTATCTATTATTTAGGAGCATAAAAAAACCGCCTCAAAAGGCGGTTTGTGGTTAAAAACCAAACCAGCGTTTAACGCCGGACATTACTTTCCCAATAGATTATCAATCTTTGGTTCAACGGCATTCAAACGTGCTTCAATAGCATCCAAATCAGCATCAGCTGGAGTAGCAACCGCTACAGCAACTTGTGCTTGAATTAAAGCAGGAACAGTATCAACACCAGTAACGCTAGCAATAATACCAGCAACAAGTGCTGATGCTGCAGATGCAACTTCTGGTGCTGGTGCTGGAACTTCAGCGACTGCACTTGTGATGGCAATAGTGATTGCTTCTGGATTCGTCACTACTTCAGGGTCAGATGTAACAACCGCTGAAACTGCGGCTGATACAGCAGCTGCTACGTTTTCATCAGTAATTCCATCAGCAGTTTGTTGTGCTACCAAAACGGCAGTAACAATTGCTGCAGCTTCTGGAGAAGCAGCGCTTGGAGATAAAGCAACAACATCAGCAACTGATACTGGAGCTGCATCAGCTGGTGCAGAAACAATAGCGTCAATGTGTTCTTGTGTTTTTTCAGCAATCAAATGATCCACTTGTACTTCTACAACGGACAATCTTGAGTCTAAATCTGCAATAGTTGCAGGGGTATCTGAATCAACTGTAGTACCAGTCAATGATGCCAATTTGGCCTCAACTGCTACCAATCTTGTGGCTAGGTCGTCAAATCTCATGGGTTTACTCCTTGAAGTTAAAAGATGTAGGATATCCTACCATTATATTTAGGGTAAGTACTGATTGAAATAATTTAGACATAAAAAAAAGGGACCCGAAAGTCCCTTTTTAAAGTGCCACTCTTACGTTGGCTTCCCATCCCAGGGAATAGATTACATCAAATTCTTAACACCGAAAATACGGTAGTAAGCATTTGTTCTTTCGTTCAATGCACCAGCACCACGTGTCAACTGTTGTGCGAATGGATTTGCAACCATTCCGTAACGAGTCTTGAATCCAATTTTTGGTTGGAATGTGAACTGGTCAACTGCACGAACCATTTGCAACGGTACGTATGGGCAATAGAACAAACCAGCATCATAAGGAGAAGAACCCTTATAACCGATTGTTACCAATTCTTGGTTAGATGTGTAACCACCATAATACGGATCGATGTAAACCTTGATACGGCCATGCAACAAACCAGCGAATGTGTTACCTGTATCATCAACTTGCAAGTCAGCAGACAAAGCAGGTGTATAAGACAACACACCAGCCATAGCCATTGCAGAAGCAACGTCNGAAGAAACGATCAACACGTTACCTTTACCCCTACGAGTNTCTTTGGCAATTACGTTAGCATCACGTTCGATTTGGAAAATCAAACCTTTGAAACGTTCAACTGACCAACGACCGTTAGAGTCTGTGTCTAAGTCAAAATAACCTTGAGTAGTTGTACCATACAAAGCACCTTTCTTAGCAGACAAGTATACTGTACGGATAACTTCACGGTTAATTTCAGCAAGAATCTCTGTTGATAGAATGTTAGACAATTCTGTCTCAGCATCCAAACCATGGATTGCTTTCAAGTCTTGAGCAAGTTCAAGTGAGTACTCAGCTTTCAATGCTCTTGATTGTGCAGTAACAGTAACTTTCTCAATAGAGAATGCCATTTGTTGGAATGCACCAGCACCAGAAACGTCAGAACCCAAAAATTCAGCGTTAGCAGTTGGCATTGCGATACCAGTTGTTGTAGCGCCAGTAGCTGGGTTTTGGAACGTGTTTGCTGTATCGTCTGCTGCAGAACCTTGGAATCCATAAGGATTGTTCAAAGAACCTGTACCAGAGAAGATTGTGTTTGCTTCGTTATAGAACGCTTCAGCACCAGCACCTGAACCAGTTTTGTCGCCTTGTGTATTATACAAAGCACGCATTGCAAAGATAAGGCCTGTAGGACCAGTCATTGGCTGAACGCCAGCGATATCATAGGCAATCAAGTTTGGCAATGAACGGCGAACCAAGCTGATTAAGATTGGGTCGAAATTATTGATACCACCTGTTGTGTTTGTTGGACCATTGTCAGTTTCGTTCAATTGCTGACGCTCTGAACGCATAGCTTGAACTTGGTTCTCAAGTACCAAAGCTGTAACAGCTTTCTTGTACGGATCTTTAATTGGGGTCAAGTCTTCGTGGTTTAACACGGAAGACCACTTTTGTTGTAGTTCTTCTGTCATGAACATGTTAATAACTCCTGTTTGTTATATTGTGGTAAGTAATATTTAGTAAATTACTTATTCACGGATTTTGAAATTGCTTTAGCGAATAAATCAATGTCTGGGTCGCTTGATTTTGAAACTTTCTTTTCATCTTCAATAAAGACTTCCTCATTGAGTGCATGACTGCCACTTGTATTTACTGGAGTTTTAAAGTAAGATTCTTTAATTGTCTCCAATTTACCGGTGAACTCTTCCAAATTAGTGAACTCAACACCCTCTGCGAGTGACTTTAGTTTTTCCACTTGGGTCTGCGTTGTTAGGCCTTCACATGCTGTATGTACTGCCTCAATTTTTAATTGTTCGTTTAGAGCTTTAGAAAGTTCTACTGATGTATTGATTTGTTCATTCAATTCATCTTCTAGTTCTTCCACTCTAGTTGTCAACTCTTCCACGACATCTACTTTGTCTTCTGGAATGTTGATATAGTGTTCTTTGAATAGGTTATGTAAACCAGACATGAAGTCTTCAACAACTTGTGCTTTCAAGCCAGCTGTGATTGCTACTTCATTGTCGTTAATCCATTCTTCTACCATGTAATTTAGGTAGTCATCAAGTTTGGATGCCAAATCTTCTTTAACTTGGTCAATTGCTTCTGCAAATTGTTCTTCCAACTCTTCTTCAGCTGCAGCGATAACTTCTTCAGCACGAGCAATAACGGCAGCTTCAAAAATTGTAGTTGCTTTAGAAACAAATTCTTCAGAAAGATTTTCTCCGCCCAATAGAGCGTCCATATCTTCTTTCATTTTTTCTTTCATTTTCTCTTTAGCAAGTTCTTTCTTAATCATTTTCTTGTCTTGAGCTGCGTCCTCATGACCTTCTTCTTCCTCAGCAACAAATTCGCCGTCTTCATATTCGGTTTCTTCACCGTAACCTTGCATTGTTGCGCCAGGATTCATTGACATTGTTTGTTTTGGTTTTGCACCAGCAATACGGTCACGAATCATTTCGTAAGATGTTGCTGCTTTTTGGTCACCAAATCTCAAGTCTGAACGACCCATAGTTTCTTGTGGTTGACCTTTTGGCATTGTAGCACCAACGCCATCTTTTTCTGAACCAACAGGTGGTGTTGCACCTGGAGGAGTTGCACTTG